CTCGGTCTTGGTCGCGCCGCTCATGGGCACCGACCGGAAGATCGACTCGGCGACCGAGTTGTACTCGATCCGCTTGATGACGTCGGAGCCCTGCTCGTCGCGAAGCCACGCCTCCATCGTATTACGCGCCATGATTGGCATCCTCTCGTGATGAGATTGACCGCGACGTCGAATGACGTCGGGGCTCATCGCGAGCGCGCGCCACGGGGGCGTTGCCCATAGCGTAGCACGACAAAGCGCCCCGTCGAATCGAGACGGGGCGCTCAGTGTGTCGAGGGGGCGCGGGCTAGCCTCGGCCGAGAAGCTGCTCGGCCGCGCGCTCGCTGGCCGTCTTCGCCTTCGTGCGGCGCTTCTCGCCGCCGCGGTCACCTTCGCCGGCGACCGACTCGCGGCGCTGGCGACGCTGCTTTGCGAAGAGCTCGGGCCATTCCTTGCGGAGGTCGTCGATCGCCTCGTCGATGCCGTCGAGCCCGTCGTCGTCGAGGTCGAGCTCGTCGAGGTCGATGAGCCCCGTCGCCTTCACGACGCGCGCGGGGTTCACGCCGGCCGAGAGTAGCGCGGCCTTTGCCTCGGCCCTCTTCGCGCGGAGGGTTCCGGCCTTCTCGCCCTCGACCCTCGCCTCGTGTCGCACAGTGTCGAGATCCGGCCCATCGCCGTCGTCGTCATCCTTCTTCTTCGGCTTCGGCTTGCGGGCTTCCTCGAGCTCGCGCTCACGCGCACGGAGCGCCTTCCGACGCTTCGCGCTCTGGCCGTTCGCCTTCGCGAGCGAGGCCCGCGTCGCCTTGAGCTCGGCGCGGAGCTCTTCGTCGCTCTTGTCGGCGTCGGGATCTTCGTCTTCGTCGTCGTCTTCGTCGTCGTCATCGTCGTCGTCTTCGTCGTCGTCATCGTCTTTCGACTTGCCGCCGGCGGTCGACTTCGCGAAGCTACGCACGAAGAAGGGGAGCGTCGGCTCGCCCTCGATCGCGCGAATAAAGTCGGTCATCTTTCGCATGGGTAGATCCTTTCGGGGGTGGGATGGAAAGTCAGCGCATCGCGAGCGCGTCGGCCTCGAAGGCGTTCTGCACGGGCACGTAGTGCGCGCGGGGGAGGTCTTGCGGAGCGTTGCCGAAGGCGCGGCAATGCGTGCGCCCCCATGCGTCGCCGAGCATCGGGCTCGTGGTGACGCGGAGACCGGGGCGCTCGGTCACCTTCACGACCGTCTCGGGCCTGTCGTGAAGCGAGATCTCGATGACGCGGCTCTGCCCGGCCGCGAGCCCCTTCCCAAAGTCGGGATGGGCGAGCGTCCACTCGGTGCGCTTCGATCCGATCTTCGTCTCGCGGCGTGCGAAAAGCTTTGCGTTCATATCTTCGTCTTCTTCCAGTAGCGCCGGACTCGGGCCGGCGGGCTTCGGTACGGAGGGGGGCGCGAGGTGCGCGCGGATGAATGCTCGAGGGTCGACGGTCGTTCCGACGTCATGCGGGCCCGTGCCGCCGCCGCGGTCAATCCGGTCGCGGTACATCTCGAGGTGAAGGTGGACGCCGAAGGCGACGCCCGTCTCGCCCATGATCCCGATGAGCCCGGCGCGCGCGACCGAGTCGCCGCGGCGAAGGTGCGACGGTGCGGCAAGGTGGCAGTAGCGTACGAACATACGGTGCCCGGCTATCGTGCCGAGGTACTGGTCGACGTAGTTCCCGGCCCAGCTGCTCACGCCGGTCTCGATGACCGTTCCCGCGCCGACCGCTCGGAGCTTCGCATACCCCGCCGAGTCGTCGCCGGTATGGTACGCCCGCACGCCGGGCGCCGACCACCCTCGCGGCCCGTAGGCGTCAGTACAAGGCGGCTCGACCTTCGACCCATTGGGCCACGAGAGCTCAGCCATTGCGGGGCGCTTCCTCGGGGTTCATGCTGGTATCGTACCTCACGACCGCCCCCAACGCTTCTGAGCGTCGCGGTGCTGCTTCGATCCGGTGCCGTACATTCGCCGAGCGGCCTCGACCTTCTCGGCGTTCGACATGTTCCGATAGTCCTTCCCGGTCGGGTTCGGCTTCGGCGGTGGCTTCGGTGGGCGGTCACGGGTCGAGAAGGTGCCCGCCTTCACCGAGCGCCGGGCATAGGCGACGACCGACGCGGGGGCGTCGACGCCCTTCTCGACAAGGCGGCGAGCCGCGTCGATCCGCGTCGGCATGGACTCGCTCTCGAGCGAGAAGCCTCGGAGCACGGAGCGGTCGGCCTCGCGCCGGAGCGCTTCGGCGTACTCGACCGCGTTCAGCGGCTCGACCGTGCAGCGACAATGAGGATGCGCCGGCGGATGCTTCACCGGAGACGAGACGGTCGACCGCTTGCCGTAGGTCAGGCCGGCGGGGAAGCTCTCGCCGGGGTCGGCGATCTGGCCCGAGTAGGCGAGGCACGTCACGCAAGCGTTGGTCTCGGCGACCCATACCGTCGGAAGGTCGACCGCGTCGGCGACCGCCGTCGAGCCCGCATTGCCCGCCTGATTGACGAGCGAGGTCACGGTGCGCTCGAGGCTCAGTCGAGCGGCGTTCACCGGGCCGAGCACGGCCTCGGGGTCGGCGCCCGCCTTCGCGAGCTTCCGCGCCTTCGCGAGCTCGGCCATGATCCGCCTCTCGGCATCCCGCGCCGCGGTGACGAGCGCCTTCGGGGCGATCTTCGGGAGCTTCGCCGGCCGCTCGTCGACGAGGCGCGAGGCCTCGAGGATGCCGACGTCGAACGCTGCGGAGACGGCCGCGGCGAGATCCCGGCCGATCGACGGGGCGGTCAGCTTGAGCACGGCGCGCCGGAGCGCGGGCGACTCGGCGGCGAGCATCCGGCGAAGCTCGTCGACTGCCGCGGCGAAACGCGAGATCCGCGCCACGCCGAGCACCTGCCGCTCGAGGCGGGCGAGCTCGTCTTCCAGACTCACGGCGCGGCGGGCGGCGCGGGCGCGTCACCCTCGAGCCCGGCCGCCGCCGACTCGGGAAGCCGCACGGTGGCGGGCACATTCGGGAAGGTGAGCGAGGAAAGGTCGCCGGTCTCGGCGGCGAGCGCGGCCTCTTCGGGATCGGCGCCCGCGCGCACGAGGATGCCGAGCGCGTCGGCCTTCGCCTTGAAGTCGCTGCCCGCGTTGGTGACGAGCGCACCGTCGGGCGTCGGCTCGATCGCCGGGCCTTCGGGGGCGAGGGTCGCGAAGGCGAAGAGCTCGGGGATCATCTGCTCGATGATCTCGTCGGAGACGACGCCGAGGGTCTTCGCGGTGCCGAGCTTCGACAGGGTCTCGGCGACGGTGGACGCGGTCTCGGGCGAGAGTGCCGGCGCGTCGTTCGGATACCACTCGGCGACTTGCACGTCGGTGTAGCCCGCCTCGAGTAGCGCTTGCCGGAGAGGTACGCCGGCCTTCACCTTCGCCGAGACGAGCTCGAGGCCTTCCTTGTCGGTCGAGGTCTCGCTCGGGTTGAAGGTGACCGCGACCGTCCCAGCTGCGCCGACGAGGCCGAGCACGGTCTCGGCGATCGCACGGAAGAATCCGGTCGCCTGCACCTTGACGCTGTTTGCTCGGCGGTTCGCTCGGCCCTCGGCGCGGCGGCGCGCTTCACCGGAGGGCTGCTCGCCGTTGAGGTCAAACTCGAAGAGCGGGATGCCGGTCGCCACGGCCATGCCGCGCACGTACCAATCGAGATTGCCGAGGAAGCCGCCCGAGTCTCCCGAGTCGAAGGTGCCGACTTGCTTGATCCCGCGAAGCATCGCGATCGAGCCGGGCACCGAGCGCACGCGGGTCGCCTTCGTCGCGCCCTGCTGCCCATCCCCCCGGCCCTCGGATGCCGACGTCGGGCCGTCGGTGCCGAAGTCGTCGTCGATGTCGTCGTCGACCTCGGCCGCGGGGTCGAGTAGCGCCCATCGCGACGGGAGACCTTGCGCGTCGATGTTGACGAGGTTGTTTGCGCTGATCTTCGCGATCGCGTCTTGGAAGGCCCACGCGCGCTTGTGCAGCGGCACGCCGTAAGGGCGGCCGCCGACGGCGAGGTGACGGATAAGCATCTCGCCCCCGTCGTGCTCGAGGATCGCGTCCTCGGGCTCGCCGTCGTCGGAATAGTCGAAGGTGTAGTCGGCGGCATCGCTGCCCTTGCCGGTCGATGTGACGAGCTTGATCGAAGCATCGTCGTAGTAGAGTACGGCGCGGGTCTCGGGCCGCTTGTCGGTGCCGCTCTCCCAGAGGTGCAAGCCGTACTGCGGAATGCGCTCGGTCTTCTTGTCGTAAACGACGACCGTCGAGAGCGGGCTCATGCCCACGGTGTCGATGTCCTCGACGGTGAAAGCGCCGTCGGCATCGAGGCCCGTCGGATCGGTCACGGCGTAGTAGTCGCCGAAGTAGCACGCCTTCCGCACCCAATCCTCGGACTCGTCATCGAGGCTATTTGCGTCGTACCAGACCTCGAGCGCGGCGCGCGCGGCGCTCTCGGTGGCGGTGATCCCGGCGAGCTCGACCTTGTCGGCGATGACGTCGACCGGGATGTGCGAGAAGCTGATCGGCGTATCCTTGCCCTGCTTGATGATCGCCTTCGCGACGCTCGACCCGGCGATCTCGGCGCGCGTGCCGTCGTAGTAGTCGCGGGCCTTGGTGTAGTCGGGCGTCTTCTGCTCGATGAGCTTGAGCGCCCGACCGAGATGCTCGCGGATCTTGTCGAGGTCGGTCGGTGCATTCGCCATGGTCGGAGGATACCACGCGCCCTCAGGCGTAGCTCGACACGTCGGCGCTCGCCGCGCCCTTCGGCTTGCGCGAGAGGAAGTAGCGCACGCCCGCCCCGACAGCGTCGACCCGGTCGTCGTGCTGCGCCTTCGGGAAGGCGACCATCTCGCCCTCGGCGTCGCGCACGCCCCGCCCCTTGCGCACGTGGTAGACCCGCCCGCGCTGGTAGTGGTCGAGCGCGTCGGCCGCGCGTACCGGCTTCGGGGCGGTACTCGTGTAGGTCTTCACCCGCACTGGCAAGCCGTGAAGGATGCGCTTCCAGAGGTCGCCGCCCTGGTTCGTCTCGACGATGACGAGCACCGCGTGCCCGCGCTCGAGCGCCCGCTCGACGGCCGCGATCACCTTGAGTCGCACCTCGTCAGCGCCGAGCTTCACGGCCGCGACCTCGAAGACGACGCACCGCTTCATCGCGCGCCCCCAGCCGACCGAGGCGATCGCCGAGTAGTCGCTCGACTCGCGAGAGGTCACGGCCGGGTCGAGCGAGATGACCTCGTGCGTCACGCCCTCGAGCACCTCGGCCGGCGCTTCGCGGAAGTCGTCGAGCTGCCAGTAATCGCCGTCGGCGCCGAGCGGGTCGTTGGCGTAGTTCTTCGCATACTGCCGCGTATGCTCGATCGACTCGAGGAAGGCGAGCGGCCATTTCGCCGGCCAGACCGAGCGGCGCTCGCCGTCGGGGTCGGTCACGATCGGGAGCCAATGCCGGGCGACGATGCGCTCTTCGGCTACCCATTTCGTCGGGTCGTCGTCGTCCTCGTCGTCGAAGTCGCCCCGCGATCGCTTCACGATCTGATGGACGATCGAGTCTTGCATCGTGACGGTGCCAACGATGATGACGTGCGCGCGGATGTTGAGCGGGAAGATCGCCTCGCGGAGCGTGTTCAGCCGGCGGGTGGCGAGGTCGCTCGAGTAGCGCGCCTCGTGCGGCTCGATGTCGTCGAGCACGATGAGATCGGGTCGGCGATCCTCGACCTTGAGCCCGAGGTTGGACGAGTCCATGCCCGCCGCGGCGAAGACGAAGTCGCTGCGCGCATGGTAGAGCGAGACGCGGTCGGCGGCGACGGTGCCGCGCGGCCGCGTCTTCGGGTTCGCGAGGTCGGGGTAATCGGCGCGGATGAGCGGGTTCCCGTCGAGCTCGGCCTTGAAGGTGGCGAGGTGGGTCTCGGCTTGCGTCGAGGTGTCGGCGAACGCGGCCGCGAACCTCACGTGCCCGTGCGCTGCCGCCCACATCGGGAGTAGCAGAAACCACCACGTGCTCTTACCCATCTCGCGGGGCGCGACCTCGGCGCGGCGCGAGGCGGCGGGCTCGGCCTGCCGCTCGATCCATCGGGTCGCCGCCTCGGCCCATGCGAGATGGACGTCGCTCAGCGTGACGCGGCCGCTCTCGGGATCGACGAGATGCTTCGATAGATAGACGAGCGCGAAGAGCGCGGGGTCGTCGCGGGTCGCGCGCTGCCGGACGCGGCTCTCAGCCTCGGCCCCGATCTCTTCGCGGGCGCGCTGCGCGAGCCGGGCGACGGAGACCGCCCGCTCGATGAGCGTCGGCGCGCCGGTCACGGGCCCGTGAGGTCGACGTAATCGGCGTGCAAGCCGCCGTGCCCGCTCTCGAGCACGCATCCCTCGACCGCGCACGGGCCGGCGCCGGGGATCTCGACCGTCACGTCGAAGCGCTCGGCCGGGTCGAAGAGGTCGAGATCCGGCTCGGCCTCGGGCGTCCACTCGAGCGTCATGCGGTGCGCGGTCCTCCCGCTCGCATACCCGACGATCGAGTCGAACGACTCGCCCGCCTCGACGTGCCCGGCCTCGAGCTCGCACCGAAGCTCGCCAACGACTCGGCCGCCGACGATGAGCGCGCCGATCGCGCCGCACGCGGTCACGACTCGACCCCGTTCGCGATCGGCTTTTCGCCCATGCGCTCGAGCATCGCGTCGATCTCGGCGTCGAGCACGGTGTGACTCGTCACCTCGACATCGACCCGCTTCGCCGCGTCTACCCCGTTGAGCTCGGCCTCGCGCTTCTGCACGCCGAGCAAGAGCTTGATCGAGTGGACGTCAACCCCGCCCTTCTCGGCCGCCTCGGCGATCGCGTGCCGGAGGTGCCGGGCAAGCTCATCGTTCTCGGCGTTCATCCGCTCGAGCCGGTCGTCGCGGGAGAGAGTGAGATCGCCGGCCGCCTCGCGCGCCTGCTGCACGAGGTTGCGGTACGCGCCCGGTGAGAGGTCGCGGCCGAGCCCGCCTTCCTCGGGCGGGAGACAGCCGAGCGCGCGCATCTGCCGATAGGTGAATCGTTCCATCCACCGGGCATATGCCCACTCTTGCTCTTCGATCACTCGCGCCTCGACGAGCGCGTTTCGGGCGCTGCTCTTCTTGCTCATGCGCTCAGTGTACCTCGCGGAGTTGCCACGTCGTGATGAGCCGGGCCTCGTCCTTCCGCTCGTCGGTCTCGAGGCGAGTGTCGGGGTGCCAGTAGAAGCCGGACGGCGGGGCGGGTAGCTCGGCCGCTCGCCTCGCCGCGCCGAGGGTGAGCTCGTGAAGCAAGCGGTCGATCGGGTCGGCGGGTGGCGGCGGGAGTTGGCCGCCTCGGAAGCCGGGCGCGCTCACGAGGCGATCCTCGCGGTCAGCGTCGTGATGTTCATCGGCAAGCCCGACGGCGAGGCGAGAAGCTCGAGGCGGATGCGCGTCGTGCCGACGGGGCGGCGGTGCGCGATCGACGTCCGGCTCTTCTCGTTGAGCTTCGGCGCGGGGCGCTTGTCCTCGATGAGGCCGTAGCTCAGGGGCGCGTGCCACGTGCCGCCCGTTGCGCGGCCGCGCACCCACGTTGCGCGGAAGCCCTCGCGATCGCGCACGCCTTCGACCGTGCAGCGGCCCGGCGACGTGAGGGTCTGTACCTCCCAACCGTGCGAGCGCGCCGTCTCGGCGAGGCGACGGGCTGCAGCGGGCACGGCGTCGCCCGGCCATGGCTCGACGCGGGGGCGACCGTGCTCGGTCACGAAGCCCGCGGCGATCGCCTCGATGCGCCGGCGGTGCCCGTCGCGCACGACGGCCTCGACCGCGTCGCGTGCGGCCGTGCTCTGCGCGTGCTTCGGAGTGGGCACGGCGAGCGCGAGATCCATCGCGTCGGAGTAGAGAGCCATGGTCAGATGGTAACCCGCACGCGGTCGAGCGGGTGATATGCCGACATCGTGCGGCCGTCGGCGTACGTCACGAGCGCGAAGCCCTCGACGCTGCGGTCGACCCCGTCGACGACGAGGCGACGGCGTGGCCCCGCTGCCCCCGCGGGCCGCACGGGCAAGAGCACCGCGTCGCCCTTCGCGAGTAGCGAGGCGTACTTCTCGAGGGTTGCGGTCTTGCGCGCCATGGTCGGGCCTTTCGTTCGACGGCTGGTACTTCTATACTACTTCGGCTAGTAGCGGAATGCAAGCCATTCCTTATTTCGACGCCGGCCAGCGATTAAGGATCGGCCTCCACTAATCGAGGGTCGAGGCGCGAATAAGGATGGGGCGACGATGCTTATTCCGCGCGCGCGGCCCGAATAAGGGCTTGGTTGCTCTGGTTGCTGTGGTAGTTGCTATCCCGGTAACCTCTCGCGTTGCGTACATATACGCGCGTGTTTAGGTCAGAGTAGCAACCGAGCAACCGAGCAACCTTGTTTAGCCCCGGATCGCGAAATAAGGATCTCGACCCGAAGACCCGCCGACCCGCGTTTCAGGGTTGCGCCCCCGCCCTCGGAGCGTGCTACGCTACTAGCGGGCCATGGCTGGTTCAGCCGAGGCGCCCCCGAGATCGTAGAAGCCGATCCTTTCCGGGGGCGTCTCGGATCTTCTTACCGGCCCGCCCGCCCAGCCATGAAAGGAAGCCCCCGATGACATCCCCTACCCCCGAAGAGCTAATCGCAAAGCTCACCCCTCGCGAGCTCGACATCGCCCGCCTACAGGCTCAGGGCTTCTCGGCCCGCTACATCGCCGAGCGATACACAGTCTCGACCCGCACCGTCGAGAGTCAGGTGCGCACGCTGCGAGCGAAGCTGCTCGTCAAGACCCGCGACGCGCTCATCGCCGCGTACGCCGATCTGCTGCTCGACGGCTCGGACATCGACCGCCTGGCCGCCGACACGATCGCCCGGCTCTTCGCCCCGCGCCCCGCGCCGAAGCTGTCCGTCGGGCTCGACCCCGCGCGCCCCGCCCCGCCGATCCCGCCGATCCCGCCGCTTCCCTCGGCGATCCTCGCGGGCGAGCACGTGCCCCCCTGCCCCCTCGCCTACCCCGGCAACTGGTACGACGGCCGACCGATCGCGAAGTGCTCGAGCGGGCCGAGGTGCGCGACGATGTGCGGAGTAACGAACGTGACGAATGTCAACGTCGGCCCGCCGCTGCATATCGCATCTCGCGGCCGCGGGGATGCGAAGACGCTCTGCGGGGTGGTGAACCCGACGCACGTCACCGACGGCGCGAGGTACGCCGACTGCCGCCAGTGCCTCGCACTGCACGAGGCGCGCGCATGACATCGAAGAAGCGGGTCGACCGCGGGCGCAAGGTGGCATCGCCACCCGACACGCCCGAGATCGCCGCCTCGCTCGCCCGCGTCGGGTGGCCCGTCTTCCCCGTCACAATCTACGAAGACGCCGCCGGCAAGCGCCATAAGGTGCCCGCGGTGAAGTGGAAGACCGAGGCGACGACCGACGTTAAGACCGTGCTCGCGTGGTTCACCGGAGAGCACTCGGGCCGATGGATCGGCGTCTACTGCGGCGAGGCCGGGATCGTAGTGCTCGACACCGACCCCGCGAAGCCCGACGCGAAGACCGGCGAGATGCGACGCTCAGGCATGGAATCGCTCGCCCACGCCGGGCTCGAGCCGCCGAAGACGTTCGCCTACCCGACGCACCGCAAGGGCGGAAAGCACCGCGTCTACGCCGCGCCGAAGGGTCTCGACCTCACGATCGGCGCCGACATCATCGGCCCCGACGGCTCGCGCCTCGAGGGCGTCGACGTGCGCTCGGGCGCGGGGCTCATGGTCTACTACGGGCCCGAGCTCACCAAGCCCCCGAAGCTCGCCCCCGCCCCCGACTGGCTGCTCGTCACGCGCGGCCGCGAGTCGGGCGACGGCACCGACCGCGCGCCCAGCGCCGACGAGGCGGCCTATCGCGAGCGCCTCTACCCCGGCAAGCCCGACCCCGAGGTGCGCGCCGCGCTCGCCGCCGTGAAGGCTCAGGGGATGAGCCACGACGACATGCTCGAGTCGGTGACCGAGCTCGTCGGGCTCGGCGTGCGCGGGCACCAGGGCGTCGACACGGCGCTCGACGTGGCTCGCGACACGTACGCGAGCGGTTGGCCCGACGCCGCCCGCCATTGGGATAACGCCGTCGCCGGGTCGATCCGTCGGCTCGGCTTGCCGCCCGCGACGATCGCCCTCACGAAGCCCGAGCGCCGCGAGGTGAAGCGCCGCAACGACCCCGCCGAGATCGAGCGCCGGAAGACCGAGAAGAAGGCGGCCCGACGTGGCGAGCGTCACGATCGCGCCATGGAGAAAGTCAAGAGCGACGACCCCGAAGAGCGGCCGCTGCCCGGCGATCGCGTGCTCGACGACGCCCCGCTCGCCGATGAGCTCGCGAAGATCCTCGGGAAGAAGTGGGCCTACTCCCGCGGCCTCGGCATCATGCGATGGACGGGGAAGGTCTGGCAAGCCGCCGAAGAGCACTCACTCATCGAAGCGGTGCGACGACTGCTCGTCGACATCGAGATTGAAGAGCATCGCGCGGCCGCGAAGCGCGGTGACAACAAGGCGATCGACAAGGCCCGCACGCTGCTCTCCCGCGCCCGCTCGGCCGCGGTGGCGCGCTTCGTGATCGGCATCCTCGCCGAGCGCGAGCCCGAGTTCGACGCGCATCCCGACCTACTCAACACACCGAGCGGGGTCGTCGATCTGCGCACCGGGAAGCTGCTCAAGCACGACGCGGGGCTCTACCTCACGCGGATCACGGGCGCGCCGTACGATCCGAAGGCCGACATGACCATGTGGTCGAAGGCGCTCGAGGCCGTGCCCCCGAAGGTCGGCGAGTGGCTCAAGATCCGTTTCGGTCAGGCGGCGACGGGCTACACACCCGAGGACGATACGATGCTCATCTTCTCGGGCTCGGGCGAGAACGGCAAGACGGGCGTCATGATCGGCCCGCGCCGGGCGCTCGGCGACTACGCGAAGACGTTGCCCGAGCGGCTGCTGCTCGCCGATCCGGGCGATCACCCGACTACGCTGATGACGCTGATGGGCGCGCGCCTCGGCGTCATCGAGGAGCTGCCCGAGGGCCGCGCGCTGAACGTGAAGCGGTTGAAGGATACGGTCGGCACGCCGGAGATCACCGCGCGCAAGATGCGGCAAGACGATGTCACCTTCACCGCGACGCACGGGCTCATGCTCTCGACGAACTACCTCCCGATCGTCGCCGAGACGGATCATGGCACATGGCGACGGCTCGCGCTCGTGCGGTTCCCGCTGACCTTCGTGAAGAAGAAGAGCGACGTAAAGTCGAAGCGGCACCGCCTCGGCGACCCCGAGATCAAGCGATACTTCGAGCACGCCAACGATCCCGGCGTGCTGCGGTGGATCGTCGAGGGCGCGGTCGAGTGGTACGCCGCGGGCCGTCGGTTCCCCGAGCGGCCGCGTCGAGTCGAGAAGGATACCGAGGCGTGGCGGATGGACGCCGACCCGATCCTCGCCTACACCCGCGAGCGGATCGTGCGCGACGACGGCTTCGGGATCTCGGCGGCCGATCTCGCCGACGACTTCAACACGTGGCTCGAGCGGCGCGGTCATCGCCGATGGACGCAACAGACGATCAACTCGAGGTTCGACGGGCACGTCAGCTTCGACGGGGTCGAGCGCAAGCCGGTGAAGTGGTCGGGCGTGCTGCGCCCCTCGCGGCCCTCGAGCGTCTTCGCGGCAAAGAAGCTGCCGACGGTCACAACGTCATGGCGAGGCGTGCGCTTCGTCGACGAGCAAGCGATCCCCAGCGAGGCCGAGCTCGACGCGGCGACCCTCGCGGATCTCGAGAGAAGGGTGAAGTCATGATGAGATTCATACGCAACGCGAGCGGGCGAGGCGGATACCTCGAGGGCCGGCGAATCGCGCTCGCCTACCGAGGGTTCAAGATCCGGCCGCTCGTCCGGCGCAAGCCGATCCGCATCGGGTCGACGCGGCTCTACTGCCTCGGGCCGCTCGGCCTCTTCGTGAGGGCGGCGCGTCATGGCCGATAGTCTCGAGGTTCGCGAGCCGCTCGGCGGAACCGAGCTCTTCGTCGAGCCGGTCGGCGAGCGCCGCCTCTCATTCGCTCAGCTGGTCGAGGTCGACTCGGTCACCCTCGACGCCTTCCAGACCGCGCTACGCGCGTATATGGCCGCGCACCCGAAGCTCGAGGTCGTGACGTTGCACGCGAAAGCGACCGACGAGATCGTCTTCCGGTGGCGGTGGCGCCGCTAGTCGGCCGAGATGCTCACGCCGCCGACGTCGACGCCGTCGATCTGATACCCCGCCTCGGCGAGGTCGCCCGTAAGCTCGGCGGCGATCCGGCCGTTGCGCTCGAGGCGACGGGCAGACTCGCGCACGGCGAAGCGGAGCATCGTCGCCACGGCCTCGGCATCCGTCGCGTCGCCGTTGCGGGCGAGGTCTTTCACGTCGGCCTCGAGGGGCGGGTCGGCGAGATAGGCCGCGTCGAGCACGAGCCCGACCTCGAGCAAGCGACGCACGGCCTCGCCGAGCGTGAGCCCGCCCGCCTTCGCGACCTCGTCGACTTGCGCGCGCTGCTCGGTCGTGAGCATGACCGCGATCGAGGCGGGGTATTTCTTCCCGCGAGCGGGCCGGCCGGGGCGGGTGGACTTCGGGGTTGCGTTGTTCGTCATGTCTGCTACCCTACTACTAGCCAGCCACTAACCGAAAGGTCCGTCATGTCATCGACCATTCTCTCGCTCGAGTTCGCCGAGGCGATCCGCGAGCGCCGAGCGTTCAGAGACGCGAACCTCATCGCCGCCCACACGAAGGGCGGCACGTACGTACTCGCCTCGTCGGGGCGGTGGGACGATAGCGGGATGCCGCGAGACCTTCTCGCGATCCTGCCGGGCGATCTCGGGCAAGGGCAAGTCATCAAGCTCTACGTCGCCGTGAGCCCGGATCTCGTCGACGAGGTCGAGGCGGCGCTCGCCGCCCCCGTCTCGGATGCCGAGGCCGTACGGCTCGCGAACGAAGGGGCGCGCCGGGCGTACTGCTCGCGTTGCGAGCGCGGTCATGAAGGGGCGTGCGAGCGATGACCGCCCGCTTCCGCATCCGGCGCGTGCCGATCGGCGCCGAGATCGCTAGCCGAGCGTGGGTGCTTCACGATCGCGAGCGGCCCTATCGCTTCACTTACCACGTGACGATGCCCGAGGCGGTCGCTGCCGTCTCGGCGAGGCTGCGCAAGGAAGCGGGTCTTCCCCCGGTGCTCGACCTCGAGAACGACGAGATCGCCGACCGCATCCGCCGCCGACGCGAGGCTCGCAAGACGTTCGCGCGTCACGAGAACGCGCCGCGCATCATCGAGCCCTACGGGTTCACAAAGTGATCGCGCTCGATCTCTTCGCGGGCACGGGGTGGGGCGTTGCCTGCCAGCGCCGCGAGGTCGAGAAGCCCGCCCCGACGATCACGGGCGGCTCGAGCGCCGCGCTCTGGGAAGGGATGCGCGAGCCGTGGGGAATGACCGACCGCCCCTACCCGACCGTCGCCTCGGGCACCGAGAGGGGCGGCGGCACCGACCCGCTCGCGCTCGGCGGAAGCGGTGCGCGGAAGATCCTCGCCGACGCACGCGAGCGGGGCGAGTGGGTCGACGAGCGCCCGGCGACAACCGTAGCGGGCGACGCCCGCATCTGGCCGCCCGGTCACAAGGTGAACGCCGACGATGAGCGCCGCCTCGGTGACGAGGCTCGCGAACGCTACGGCGATCGGGCGGGCACGAAGGCCGAGCGCGTGACGATCGCCGAGGCCGCCGCCCTACAAAGCTACCCGCCCGGCTTCGTCTGGGATGCCGAGGTCGTCGACCCGCGCACCGGGAAGCTCAAGCCGATCACGAAGACCAAGACCTTCCTCCAAATCGGGAACGCGGTCCCCCCTCTACTCGCCGAGGCGGTCATCGCCGCCGCAATCGAAAGGCCCAGCCATGCCGAATAGCAGACGCCGCCGACCGCACGCCCCGACCCTCTTCCTCGGCGGGCCGTGGCACGGCCAGCGCCGCGAGGTCGACGGGGCGACTCGCACGCTCTCGGCGCCGATCCCCCAGCCTCCCGAGATCATCGACTACGCGAACGCCGCGCGCGCCGGCATCGAGCCGCACCCATCGAGCGGGCTCGCAACGATGACCTACACCCGGCGTTTCATGGGCTTTGGCCGCGTCAAGAAGTCGGTCTCGATCTTCGTTCCCTCGGGATGGACGGACGTCGATTGCGACTACGCGCTCGCGTGCTGGATCGAGTCGGGCACATGAGCAAGAAGACGTGGGCCGACGTATCGAAGGGCGACGCCGTCGAGCTCGGCGGTCGCGAGTGGGTCGTCGTGAAGATCAAGCCGAAGGGTAAGAAGGCGAAGGTCAGGGTCGAGCATAAGGGCCGCTCGGCGGAGTCGATCGTGAAGCTCGCCGACAAGGTGAAGCTCGTCGCGCGGGCGAGGGATCGCGACCCGTTGCGGGATCGCGACGGGGCTCAGCGCCGATGGGCGAAGAAGAGCGAGCAAACCTACTCGACCGGGGGCGCGGCCGCGGGGCTCGAGCCGGGCAAGGCGAAGCAGACGAAGCCGCCGGCGAAGGCGACCGGCTCGCCGTGGGATACCCGCGCGGATCGGGTCGAGAAGAAACTCGACGAGATCCTCGGGGCGCGGCTCATCGCCGAGACGCCCGACGCGAAGCTCGGCTACTACGTGCCCCCGGTCGACATGACGACGATCGCGGCGCACCTCTCCATCTTCCATGGCGGCATCCCCGTCGCGGTCGCCGACGACGAGGGGCGGATGCTCATTGCGCACGAGGCCCAGCATGACGCCGCCCTTCGGGGCGTGCCGCTCGCGGTCAATCACTGGCACACGGAGAAGCGGCCGGGTTGACAAACTACTAACGAGCTACTAACGTTATTCACGTCAGCCAGCCACTACCGAAAGGCCCGTCATCATGACGATCTATCTCACCTACTCAGAGATCAACTCGCTCGCCTCGCTCTCGGCGATCGCGCTCAGGCCCGGCGCGGGCGACGCGGCCGTGCTCGAGCACGTGCGCGTCGAGATCCAAGGGCTCGAGGTCACCGCCTACGCGACGGACCGTCACGTCGCGGGGCGCATCCGCTTCGACTTGACGCACGCGCCCGACCCCGAGGTCGGCGGGGATGAGCCCTTGGTCTTCACGGCGAGCGCCGACGTGCTGCGCCGGGCCGCCGCGGCGGCGAAGCGCGCCACGGGCTCGCGCACCGACGCCCCGCTCGTCGAGCTTTCGGTCGGCCCGCTCGAGGGCGTGGTCGACATCAACGTGAGCGACGGCGCCGACGTGCTGCGATCGCACCCGCCCCGACTGCCGGGCGCGGATCGCATCTCGACCTTCCCGCCCGTCGGCCGACTCTTCCCCGGATCGGACGAGCACGTCAACGACATCGTTGCCGGCGAGCCCGTGAACGCGAACCTGATCGCCGCGGCGGCGAAGCTGCGACATCCCGCCGACATCCTCACGGGTCGCGGAAAGACCGAGTTCGGGAGCGTGCGGATCTCGCTCGCTCACTCGGGAAAGCGCCCCGGCCAATCGGCCTGGTTCATCTCGCGCCGGGCGGGCAACGTCGCCGTGCTCGTGCAGCCACTTAACGCGAATGCGGGCGCGGCCGCGATCGAAGCGGGCACGCTGTGACTTACGCCGTCACGACCGACGAGATCGTCGCCGCGGCCGCACTCATCGGCTCGGTCGCCTTCATGCTCGGTCATGCGGCGGGGTACTGGCGTGCGCGAGATGTCGAGCGCCGACGCCGCGATCGGTAGTTATCCACATATCCACAAAGTTATCCACATATCCACAATCCAATCCCGAGAGAAGGTCAGCACCGTGGGCAAGAAGAAGCACAAGAAGAGCGACGACGAGGCGAAGCTCAGCAAGAAGCAGAGGCGGAAGCTCGAGGAGCGCGAGGCGGAGATCCGCGCCGAGCTCGAGCGCCGCGCCGAGAAGAAGGCGAAGAAGGGCAAGAAGAAGGGCGGCAAGAAGAAGGCCGCCGCCGAGCCGCTCGGCGAGATGACGATCGAGGCCGAAGCGCCGATCGCCCCCGCCGAGAAGAGCGAGCACGAGAAGTATCTCGAGCACGTCGGCAACCTGCACGCGATCGTCGAGGACGAGAGCGCGAAGCCGAAGGATCGCAAGGCCGCGAGGGCCGAGCTCGACAAGCTGCGCGCCGAGGGGCAAGCCCGGATCGACGAGAAGGACGCGGCCCGCGCGGCCGAGACCGACGACGAGATCAAGGCCCGCGTCGCGGCGAAGCGGAAGGCCCGGCTTCGCGAGGGTCAGCGCGCCGCCGAGACCGACGGCCAGATTGGCCGAGTGCGGAAGAACATCGCGGCGGCCGAGGCCGAGGCGGTCGACAAGGCGGTCGAGGCGGTGAAGGCGATCGGTCAGGTCGTCGACGCGGTCGAGACCGAGTCGGGCCGGATCTTCGAAGCCGGGTCGCCCGAGGCGGTCGGGAGCTTCGCCCAGCCGAGCGAGGCGCCGCGGAGCGACTTCGAAGTCAACGGCCGCGGTCAGTACAAGGTGAAGCATCCCGAGACCGGAAAGCTCGTCGGCTACACTCGCGTGACGACGTATATCAACTGCCTCGAGGACACGAGCGCGCTCACCGCCTGGAAGCAGAGGATCTTGCTCGAAGGCGTCGCGGCCGCCGACGGCGGCGAGGCGAGCGATACGGTCACGGATCGAGTGCGCGCGCTTGTCCACAATCGCGACGTGAAGATCGCGAAGGCTCGCAAGGCCGACCGCAAGGGCAAGCTCGAGCCGGGCACGTTGGGCCCGATCGTCAACGCCGCGTGGGCGGAGTTCAAGAAGGCGCTCGACGCTCTCGCCGACGAGGCTTTCGAGATCGGTGGCGGTCGCGAGAAGGCGACCAAGGGCACCGATATCCACGCGCTTTGCGATCTGCACGACCGCGAGGGAATCACCGCCGTGGGCGATCTGCTCACCGCGGGCGAGATCACTCCCGCCGACATGGCCGACGTAGAGGCGTACGCCGACGCGATGCGCCGCCTCGGTGCGAAGGTCATCGAGGCCGAGCGCGTCGTCGTGAACGACGAGCTCAGGGTCGCCGGTCGCCTCGACCGCGTGGTGATGGTGAAGCTGCCGGGCGAGACCCGCGCCCGGCGTCGCGTGCTCGACATCAAGACCGGCCGCGTCGACTACGGTCAGGGGAAGATCGCTCAGCAAATCGAGACGTACTCGGGAGCGAAGGGGTACGACCTCGACACTCACGAGCGCGAGGATCTCAAGCTCGACCGGACGAAGGGCATCCTTCTCCACCTGCCCGCGGGCGAGGGAAGGGCGACGGTTCACGTCGTCGACCTCGTGCTCGGTCGACGCGGCAACAAGCTCGCCGCCGAGGTGCGCACCTGGCGCAACGAGGGGAAGCGCGCGATCGACCTCAAGACCGACGTGCTCGCCGAGCTCGCGGCCGAGACAGAGGGGGCGAGCTGATGGCCGTACGATTCAAGGCCGCGGCAAGCGGATCGGTCTCGGCCGTAGCGGCCGCGGAGGCGAGCGCCGCGCGAGAGGCGGGGCAGAGGGTCTACACGCCCGTGCTGCCGAAGTCGTCGGCGCTCGCCTCGGGCATCGACACGTGGGCGCTCGCGATCGAAGCGATCGAGGGCTCGGGATGGGCGCTCGCCTGGTGGGCGATCGACCCCGCGGGCAACGCCCGCCCCGTCTTCCGGGCGGTGAGGTGACATGGCCGTTGACAATCTGCCCAGCGTTAGCGCTGCGAAGCGCGAAAGTCGGACGATCACTCTCGAGGATCTTCGGGATCTCGTCGAGGCGGCCGCGCTGCTGCCGGGCGAGACGATCGTGCGCGGCAACCTGATCCCGTTCAAGATGAGCGACCTCGGGAATCGGAAGGGTGGTTGCCTGATGACGATCGCCCTCGACCACAACGATCCCGAATAGAGACGGGGTCGGCCGCCGTTTGGTAGTGCTGGCCCTCGACGGGGCGGCGACCGACCCTCACCACTTCGGCACTACCGAAGACGACGACCCCGACCGGGGCGTCGAAACCTGCAAGAGAAAGGCCGGATCATGGCTAAGAACAAGAGCAAGAAGAAGGGCGGCTCGCCCACCGATGACGAGTTCGCGAAGCCGAGCGACGCCCCCGCGGGCGGCGACGGATGGGCGCTCGCGAGCGACGATACTCGCGGGAGGCTGATGCTCTTCACGCCGCTGCGCGAGGAAGAGGTGCCCGCATACGGAAAGGCCGGGCAGAACGGCGAGAAGCAGAAGATCGTCGTCGCCGACGTCGTCGTGCTCAACGAGAAGAAGCCCGGCAAGAGCGAAGAGCACGAAGAGGTGTACGTCTTCCAGCGCTACGTGCAGGGCGCGCTGCGCGGCTACATCGGCGAGCGTCGCGTGCTCGGCCGACTGCAGAACACCGAAGACACGACCGGGCAAAAGTCGGCCGGGGGTGGCTACTACTGGGAGCTCGAGGACGCCGACGCCGACGACATTAAGGTCGCTCGCGCATACCTCGAATCGCTCGATCCCTTCGCTCAGAAGGGCGCGAAGAAGGGGAAGGGTGACGACGGCTCGGGCGGCAAGAAGTCGAAGGGCAAGGCCGAGAAGTCGGGCAAGAAGAAGAGCAAGAAGTAACCCACGGATCGGGGCGTCGTCGGATCGGCGGCGCCCCTTCCGCATACCGGAAGGGATATGCAGATGAACAGCACCGAAGAGAGCGCGTCGGGGATCGACCTCGGCGCGTTGGGCGATGCGCTCAAAGCGTCGGGCGGGATCTCGAGCGAGAGCGGCCGACGCGAAGCCGTCGCGAAGGTGGCGGCCGGGGCGATGCTCGACATCGCCGCATCGCTGCGCGTGCTCGCGCTCGAGTCGTCGCTCGCCATGGCCGAGCTCGTCGACTTCGAGGACGACGGCGAGCCCGACGTCGACGAGGGGGGCGACTTCCTCGTGATCGGGGATCTCGTGCGCTGCCTCGACGAAGACGGCGCGGCGCGGATCGTGGTCGGCGTTGGCGTCACCGAGGACGAGCTCTATGCCGACGTGGCGCTCGACGGAGAGGGCGATGTACGGAGAGCCTGGCAGCGGGATCTCGAGCGCGTGCCCGGCGCGACGGTCAACCTCCCGCCCGCACCGATCGAGCCGGAGCCGGAGAGCGAAGACGACGCGGATCTCGAGGATGACTTCGATCCGCCGGCGACCGCGCTCGACGCGCTGCGCGAGGCGGAGAAGAAGCCCGCGAAGAAGAAGGGGAAGAAGTCATGAACGAGTCGAAGCCGAAGGTCAGCGGCGAGGTAAAGGTCATCCCGACGAAGCGAACGGCAACGTTCGACGTGCCGCTCGACGGCGCGGCACACTTCTCGAAGCACAAGCTCAGTGCCGCGGTGAACACGAAGTCGATCACCTTCGGTGCGTCGTCGGACATCCCGAAGACGCTCGAGGCGATCGACGCGATCATCGCGCTCGCACACGCGGTGCGGGCGGAGCTCGTCGAGCAAGGGGTCGAATCGTGAGCCGCTCGAGCACCGCGCGGAAGCAACGTCGCGCGCTCAAGTCGGCCGGCGTGGTCATGATGGAGCGCGTCACGATCGACGGCGACGCTCTCGCCGCGGCCGCGTCGAAGGGGGCGAGCGTCGTCGACCTCGTCGCGTACCACGTGAGTGGGGCGCTCGAGCGTCTCGACGCTCAGGGCGGGAACATCCTCGAGCGGTGCGCGGTGACGATCGGCGAGCATCCTGACTTCCCCGATGGGATCACGGTCGAGGCGAAGGTCGGCTCGCGCAAGTCGGGGTCGAGCGATGCGGGGGCGTAGGGCCTTCGTCGCTCGCCATGACGGGCTCTGCCCAGAGTGCGGCGACGAGATCGACGAGCGCAACGAGCGCGCGACCTTCCCGCTCTGACCATGGCCGCCGCACCCTGCAAAGAATGCGGCCGCCGCCCAAAGGCGACGGGCCGTCATCGCTGCTTGACCTGCCAGCTTCGGCACGAGCCGATCGGCGATCAAGTAGCGGCGGCCCGTCGTCGCCTCGCCATGGTGCCCGAGGATCTTCGGATGAAGCGCACCAAGAAGATCGAGGCGCAAGCCCCGAGCGGCACGTCGTGGTGTGCTGGATGCCAGAGCTTCCGCGACCTCGTCGACTTCGGGAAGGGCGCGACTCAATGCCGAGCGTGCGTATCCGCGAAGAGCCACGCGACCACAATCGAGAAGACCTACGGGATCACCGGCGACGATTACGAGAAGCTGCTCGAGGCGCAAGGCGGGAAGTGCGCGATCTGCCGCGCCCGGCCGAGGTCGAAGCGCCTCGCCGTCGACCATGACCACAAGAGCGGCGCCGTGCGCGGGCTGCTCTGCTCGCGCTGCAATCACGATCTGCTCGGCTCGGCGTGGGATAGTCTCGCTATGGCGGTAGCCCTCTGGCACTACATGAACACGCCCCCCGCCTCGGGCGCGTGGGCGCCCCCCGAGGTGCAGCCGAGGCTCGCCGCGGTCGATGACGCTGGAAGCCCCTCTCGCGCGTCGGCAGAGGTCGATGCGCTCGTCACCTCGCGGAAGCCCGTCAAAGGCCGCGAGACGGGCGCGCACGAAGCGGGGGCGGGGGAATGTCAAAGACCCCACGTCATCCCCGCGGGCTCGCAAGCCATGCCGGGGAAGCGTGGGGTCTGGCGCGTCTGGTGCGAGCCGGACAGCGACCCGCCCTTCTAGACGCGCGGGTCGGGCTCGACGTGAGCGCGCACCTGATCCGAGGCGGGGGTCGTGAAGAAGATCGCCGACTTCGGCACGGTGCCGAGGCCGAGGCGGGTCAGGAAGGCGTTGAAGCCGGGAACGGCCATGAGCCGGGAGACGAGTCCGATCGCGAGCGCGGTCGCGGCGACGATCGCATTCAGCCACACGAAGACCGAAGGCGGGATCGTGACGTCGGTCTGCGAGCCGAGGTACGCGATCGCCGCGGCCGCGGCGCCGTTCACGAGCGGCACGAGCACGACGAGCGCGCCGACGATCGAGCGGAGCGCTCGCTGCACGGGATACCACGGGCGGCTCGCGTCGGCCGTTGCGGCTCGGAGCGCGCGCGCCTCGGCTCGGTTGCGGGGGGCGTGCTTTGCGTTCATGGGTTGATCCTCTCAGGGAATGTGGCGGCAAATCGCGGCGGGCTGCCGCGAGAAGGTTCCGAACTGCTCGGTTGCGATCGAGAGCCAGACGTGCGAGATCTCGTGCCCGGCCGGGCACGCGGGGCCGCTCGGGCCGGCGGGGCCAGTAGCGCCGGGCGATCCCGTCGCACCGGGCGCGCCAGTCGCCCCGACCGGGCCGCGGCACCCGCCGTTCGCGGCGCAATACTCAGCGACCGCCGAGGCAATCTGCGCCGCCGAGGCGGGCGCGCCGGCCGGGCCGACGGGGCCGGGTTCGCCGTCGTCACCGGGAACACCCTGCACGCCGGGCGGGCCTTGCGCGCCGGAGGGGGAGGCAACGTCGCCGGGGGAGACGACCGGCCGCTCGCCGAGCGCGCGAAGCTGCTCGTAGAGCGCCGTGGTCTCAGCCCTCGAGGCGGCGAGATCGTCGAGCGCCCCGCCGAGTTCTTCGCGAAGCGCGGTGTTCGCGAATGTGAGGTAGCCGCCGAAGCCGAGCGTCGCGAGGATGAGCACGGCGAAGATCGCGCGGGCGATCCATCCCCAGAGCTTCGCGCCTCGAGCGGCACGGTCTGCGCTCGCCTCGTGCCGTACGGTTGCGCGGTCGGTCATGGTATCCCCAATCCTTGACGGATGAGCGAGCCGAAGATCGAGAAGAGCACCGAGACGCCGGCGAGCCCGATCGCGACCCATACTTGCGCGGCTGCTTTGCGCCGCTCTTCTTGCGTCTGGCGAAGCTCGGCGACGGCTTTCTCGCGCGCGGTGCGCTCGTTGGCGAGATCCGCCTCGATCTCTCGAGTGCGCTCGACGTGCAGCGCGAAGACCTCGGCGGAGACGTACCCTTTCGCGAAGTCATCGAGTCGGGTATTGATGCTCTGGATCGCTCGCAAGAGTTCCCAACCGCCCGGCTCTCTGCCCGACTCGCTCATTCGCCACTCTCCAATCGGTCGAGCCGCGCCGCGAGGTTGCGGATCGCCGCCTGCTGCGCGACGACGAGCATCGAGTATTCGATGCCTTCGGGCTTGCCCTTCTCATCGTAGAGGACGAAATGACCGAGCCCGGCCTCGTCGAGCTCTTCCGCGATGAAGCCGACCTCGAGGCCGGGCGGCGGGCCGACGCGCTCTTCCTCGGGCGTCTCTTCGTAGCGGCGCACCGCCTCGCGGTATCGGAAGGTCTTCGGTTCGATCCCGAGGATCGCGTCGACGTCGAAGTCGGCCGACTCGACATCGACCTTCCGCTCGCGGGTCGAGGGCGCGTACCCGAAGAGCCCCGAGACGTGCATCCACATCGTGCGACGCTCACCTGAGAGCGCGCTCAAGTCGGTGCCGAAGGTCGCCGGACTCGTAATCGTGCCGCCGAAGGTCACGTCGGCCGCAAAGGCGTTCGCGATGCGAGTAAGGATCTGACTCGTGATCTGCGGGTTCGTCCATCGGCTCGCGGCCCATGCGTCGAGCTGCGCCTGAATATCGGTGATGAGCGATTGCAGCTTCGCGACCGTGCTATTCAGCGCCTCGCCGCTCGGCGCCTCGAGCTTACGGAGCCGCTCGGCGAAGTCGTCGAGCATGTCGACGAGTTGCCCGAGGTCGGTTGGAATGGCACCTTGCCGCGAGTTACGCATCGAGCACCACGCATCCGACCTTGACGTCGAGCCCCGCCTCGTCGCCGGAGATCGACGTGATGCGAATCGGGATCGAGCTACGGAGGTAGGGGTGGCCGGGATCGGGGTCGATCGAGGCCGTGTCGCCGGGCCGGTACTGCCCGAGGGCGAGGCCCGCGTCGGCGCGCACGGTGAAGGACACGTCGCGGGTCAGCGTCGCGCCGTACCCGATGAGCTCGGCGGCGTAGTCGTCGAGGGTCTGCTGAATGCTCACGTCGGAGTGCGACGTGTCGACGATGTCGATAGGCGGGTATCCCGAGAGGGCGATGAGGGCGGGGTTGAGCGCCCTCGAGACGAGGGCCGCGCCGGAGGATCGGCCGGCGCTCATCCATGCCGCCGAGCCGAGATCGTCGCCAGAGTCTACGACCTTGAGTTTGCTCAGCGGAGTAAGCTCGCTCAGCGACCACGCGCCGACGTAGCTCCCGATCCGAGGCGAGGCGACGGTGGAGTGCCGGAGTACGTACTCGAGGTTGAGGCCGTTCGGCGCGCGCCGCGCGTCGAAGGCGAAGTCGGGGCCGTTCTCGACGCCCGTTAAGTCGGTGAGTGCGGAGCCGATCGACTTGAAGCTCGGGAATAGGTAGTTGCGCTCGGCGAGCCCGACCTCGTCGGGCGGGAGGACGAAGGCGGTCGGCGCGCCGGGCCATGCGAGCCGCTGCTCGATGAGCTTCTTGCCGATCGTGCCGAGCGTCCATCCGGCGAGGTTGGTATCGAGCGCGGGGTTGGAGATCGGGAAGCCCTCGGCGTCGAGAGTCGTGAGCGGCGCGGTCAGCGCTGCAGCGGGGGCGATGATGGTCTTGCCGAAGTAGCTCGACCACACTCCGCCGGCGGTGAGCTCGAGGGTCTGATTATCCTCATCCCATTCGCGCTCGTCGATGATCCCCCACGCGAGAATGTTGTCGGCATCGTTGCGCGCGAGAAGTACGGTCTTCTTCGGCTCGGTCGACGAGGGGAGGTCGAGGGCGCGCACGTCATCGTCGTGGGCGTCGACCTTGCACGAGAGCGAGTCGCCGCGATTGAGTTGCGCGCCCCAGTCGGCGCCGGTCATGATCGGGAGATCGAGGATCGGCCCGCCGTCGACGAAGTTCGCGAGCGCGTAGGAGACGCCGGCCATGGTCTAGCCCGCGAGAATGAGGATCGAGGGGTTGCGGATCGAGCCCGAGGCGACCGCGGAACGTCGGCCGAGGGTGATCGTCGTGACGCCGGGGTTTAGCGTGATGACGAGTCGCGAGGTCGCGGTCGATACGGACGCGATGCCAAGGTCGTTCGCGTCGACGAGGGGCGTGTGACTCGTCGCCCCGCTGAGGATGCATCCGATCTGCATGTTCTGAGTCGACGAGTACGCGGCCGCGGAGATGATTACCTTCGTCGGCTTGTCGACCTCGATCGTCGTCGCGAGACTCGCGTCGCCGCCAAGGGCCACAAAGGGGCCGCCGGCCGCGATGCTGGCCGTGGTGCCGACCTTCTCGACGTACCCGAGCACGCCGCCCGCGGCTACTGGCGTAGCCCACGCGGTGCCGTTCCACATGTACTCTGCCCCGCCGTCGATAACGAAGGCGCGCTGCCCCGGTGTCGCGGTCGTCCATGCGTTGAGTCCGGTCTTCGTGCGGAAGGCGACGATGCCCCCGCGCGCGGCGGTCATCTGGTAAGTGTTGACGAGCGTATTCGTTCCGCCGTTCGCGGCGGTCGTGCCGGCGTAGATCCGTAGCGTCGCAAGCTCGAGCGCGCCGGTCGGGATCGTCGGCTTCGCGGGCGACGCCCCGGCCGTGCCCTTCGCTACGCCGAAGACGGGGTCGGGGTTCGGATCGCCGGTCGTATCGTCGTTGTGCTTCACGTAGATCACGTCGATGCGCGAGTTCGACGCGGGCGCGGTGTCGATCGGCACGTTGACCGCGCCGTCGTTCCCGAAGATCGCGACGCCGTCGGCGCGCCCCTTGGAGGTGACAAACTCGGCCGCGGCTACGCGAACGTTCATGCTCGCGAGCGCGCTCACGATCGACGGGTCGGCGCTGCCGAGGACGCCGGTTCGTGGCGAGCCGTCGGCGTTGTTGACGACGAGACCCATCAGCATAATACGGGCGTCTGCGGGCGAGGTTGCCGCGTTTCGGATGAAGGACTTTCGGAGTGTCATGATCCCATTCTCTCTCAGAGGGTGGCGGGCTTCGCGTAGATAGAGATCGTCGGCGAGCCGGTGAAGCCGCCGAGGGCGGTTATCTGGTAACGGCGAGTAGCCCCCGCCGGCACGCTGAACCAATCCCGCGACGAGAGGAAGGCGCTCACGTCGCCCGACCCGAGGGTCGCGCGCTTCGTCCTCGAGTCGAGCACGACGACGTCGCCGTCGTTCGTCGGCCGTTCGAAGGTGAGTTCGGCGCCGGTCTCGATCTCGGTCACGCGGAAACCTGCCGCGAATGCGCCCGCGCCGCCGACCTCGATCCGAGGGAACGTCGTCGCGCTGCCGCCGTTCGTGAAGGACACGCGACCGTCGCGGCCGGGCGTGCCCCAGTCGAAGAAGAGACCGCTAGGCGCGGTGCCGAGATCCCAGAATAGCCCAGTGCCCGCGCTCGGCATCCCCTCGCTTTCGGAGTACGTGGGGCCGTAGCGTCGGGGGTCGGGGGCGACGAGCACGATGTCGAACGGGAAGTGCGTAAAGTCGTAGCGAAACTCGGTTGCCGACTCGACGAGCCACACCTCGCGAGTCGTCGGGCCGAGGTCGTCGGTTACTCGCATCGTGATAGATCCGCCGTTGGAGAACATCGCGTTCAGGCGGTTGCGGGCCGCGAGTGCCTCGCCGGTCGTCTCGCCGTAATACTGCCCGTTGACGATCGGGTTGTGCTCGCGCGCGAAGATCCGCCCGAGGCCGTAGGCGCCGTGCGCGTTCGGCCGCTTCGAGATCTTCGTGTCGACGGGCGCGAGCGCATACCACGCATCGAGGGTGGCGTTGTTGTAAACCCACGGAGTCTCCGGCGACGGAGACGCCTCGAGCGTGATCGTGTCGGTTGCCGAGATGAGTTCGACCGTAGTGCTCACTTCTTCCTCCACTTCCGAAGCTCGGCGGCGACTCGCCCGGCCGAGCCGAGCGGATCTTCCGCCTCGTTGATGACGAGATCACCCCCGACGAGCGGAGCGTCGCCCCCGCCGCCCTTCTTCTGGTCGGAGGTTAGCGGGTGGACGCTCGCGCCGGCGGGAAGGTTGAGAAGCTCGGGCCCGCGTTCGCCGACGAGCACGGTGCCCTCTCGCCAGATGTTGCCGCCCTTCGCGAGCATCGGGATCTGAGGGATGCTGAGCCCCCACGTCTGACCGCCGACGACGGGCACCCATGCGGGGATGGTGACCTTGAGCGAGTTTAGGCCGCGGATCGCCGAGTTGACGAGCGAGATAATCCCGTTAATCGGGCCTCGGATGACGTTGAGCGCCGACTGGAAGGCGGAGCCGATGAAGCTACCGATGCCGCCGAAGACGCTCTTTACGGTGTTGCCGATCTTCGATATTGCGCTCGTGATGAAGTTGACGACGGGCGAGATGACCGAGTTCCATACCCACTGGAAGGCCGCACCGACGGCCTGGAAAACGGGTTGAATAATCGCCTGGTTGAGCCATTGAAAGATGATGCCGAGCGCTTGAATGCTCGTCTGGATGTAGCTGATGATCGGCGAGATGATCGAGTTCCATATCCACTCGAAGATCGCGCCGATCGCGCTGAATATCGGCGAAAGGATCGAGTTCCACAGCCACTCGAAGATCGCGGCCCAGATGCCGATATAGAGCATGATCCCGGTGATGATCGGCGAAATGATGTTGTTGTAGAGCCATTCGAAGATCGCGCCGATCGCGTTGAAGACCGGCTCGAGCACGGTCGTCCAGAGCCAATCCCACGCGGTGCCGATCGCCTCGGTCATCCATGCCCACGCATCCTGGAAGAAGGTCGTCTGAGTCGCGACCCATACGATCGCGCCGACGAGTAGCGAGACGAGCGTAATGATAATGCCGATCGGGTTCGCATTCATCGCCGCATTGAGCGCCCACTGAGCGACGGTGAGTCCACCCGTCGCCGCGGCGCTCGCAAGCTGGTACGCCTTGAAGATCGCCGATACGCCGTTGTAGAGCGCGAGCGCGCCCTTGAGTATCCCGAAGGCCGCGGCCGCGCTGCCGATCGCGAGGGCGAGCCCGCCGAGGATGTCAGAGTTCTCGGTGATCCATGTGACGAGGGTCGAGAAGGCGGGGATGACCGTGGTATTCACGAAGCTCAGGAAGTTGTTCCACACGGGCAAGAGCGCACCGCCGAGCTTCGCCTGCTGATCCTCGAGGGAGGCGGTCGCGATCTTCGCCGCGTTCGCCGCGCCGTCGCTCGTGCGGGCGAAGTCGCCCATAGCTCGAGCGCCGTCGGTCTGCACGATCGCGAGCACCGCGGCCGCCTTCTCTTGCGCGGTGAGCTCAGAGGCGACGGTCTTCCCCGTGGCGGCGAGCGCCTCGTTTTCGACGCGGGCGGCGTTAATGTTCGGGATGACGGCTTGCAGCGAATCGTACTCACCGCGAAATGCGGCCGAGATCCGCTCGGTAACGTCGGCGGTGTCGAGGTTGGAGAAGCTGCCGAGATCCGCTGCGGCCTGGACGACAGACTTCGACATCTCGGCGGCCGCGTCGTCGGTGAAGCCGATCTGCGTAAACATGTCGCCGAAGCCCGCGGCCGCGGCGATCGCGGCTTCCTTCGACATGCCGACGGTCTTCGCTGCCGAGTTGCCCCATGTCTCGATCTGCTTCGCGTTGGAGCCGAAGATGACTTCGCTCTTGGAGAGCGTTTCGTTGAGGTCGCTCGCGCCGACGACGGCGTCCTTGAAGTAGCCGACGACCGCTTGCGTTCCGCCGATCGCGGCGTAGGCCGAGACGATGCCGCCGAAGATCGAGCGGCCGACATTCTGGCCGGCGGTCGAGAGCGGGCCGGAGCCCTTCTCGACGTCCTCGGCGACCTTCTCGGGGATGCCCTTGCCGTCGGCCTCGATGACGACGACGCCTTCGGCTACTACGGTGCCGCTCATTCTTCATTTCCTTCGGTCTCGTGCTCGACCCATCCGTCGGCAAGCTGCGCGAGTGCGACTTCTTCCGGCACTCGAGCGGGGGCGCTGCTCGTGCCCCGAGACGCGCCAGACGGCCCGCTCGCGCCCTCATTCTCCCGCCGAGACCTCTCGGCCGCGATCGCGCCCATGACGCCGTTGTAGGTCGTGAGGCGCTGCGCGAGCGAGAAGTATCGAGGGCCGTCGATCTCGAGGGGGTCGTCTACTCGGTGGAAGGCGGAGAGATCCGAGGCGATGTCGGCTTCGTGGTCGAGCACCCACATGATCTCTTCCGCCCTCTCCCTGAATAGCTCGACTAGGCTTTTGGGCCGGCGTCGAGCCCTCCCATTACGACTTTCTGGATCTTCTCGGCGATCGCCTGCAGGAGCTCTTGCGGGTCGCCGTCGTAGTTGATGAGCTCGTCGGCGAGCGCGTCGTACCCCTCTTCGCCGATCGCGGTCTCGATGAGCCACGAGCTCGCGGCGTCGCCCATGGTGCGGGCCATTTTGAGGAAGCGGAGCGCGATGCCGGGGTTCGGCTTGCGGGGCATCGTGTAAACGATGGTCTCGGGCTCGGGCTCGACCCATCCCTCGGGCTTCGGCTCGCCGTCGTCGACGAAGGGGCGAACGATCGTGAAGACCGGGATGCGGTCGTCGGTGAGCGCCCAATCGCTCGCGGCGTCGGTGTGGACGATGGTAGCGAGCGACTGGTCGCGCTTCTTGTTGATGCTCATCGGGTGATCCTTTCGGGGGTGAGGGGAGTGGCGGGGCGAGCGCCGGGTGACGCCCGCCCCGGATCGGTTACGACGTGGCGTCTTCGATCTTGAAGGGCGGGATGCTCGCGCTCACCCAATGGGCCGTCCATGTGACCGGGATGAGGGTTTGCGAGTCCTTCTTGTAGGCGGTGCCGACGGCGTCGGTCGGGAGGGTCTTGCGCACGATGACCCGGCGACGGTAGCCGCCCGGCGCGATCCCGTCCATGAGCACGGCGCCGTAGGCGGGGGCGAAGGCGGTCAGGCCGTCGTCTGCGGTGAGCACGTTCGTGACGGGCGCGGTGTTCGCGATCGCGAGCGCGAGGTTGGCGAGGGTGCCCTCGGCAAGCTGAGTCTTCACCGCGACGACGCGCTTGGTGCGCCGGCGCTGGATCTCGTAGATGATCTGGTCGACGTCGAGCACGGCGTACTCGTCGTTGATCTGGAGCTCGACGCCGTCCTTCGTGCCGCCGACATCCGTCCACCCGGAGGCGGGCGCGGTGGCGACGGAGGCGGGCTCGGTCGCGCCGAAGAGGCCGGTGTACAGAGTCGCCGGCCCCTGAATGAGGTTGGTTGCGGTGACGCTCACGTCACTCTCCCTTCTTCGCGGCGTCGGCGGTCGCCTCAGCCTTGTCGATCTTCTCGGTCTGCTTCGGGGGCAAAACGAGCCCCTGCCGCGTGAGGTCGAGAAGCTCGGCGTCGTCCACGGTCAGGACGTCGCCGGGGTTGATGGTCGTTCGGATCTTGTGCTTACCCACGGTTCCATCCTTCCTAGTTGTCGGTCTTCGGGGGGTCTGCGCGCGCCCAGTCGAGCGCGAGGTCGAACGTCACTCGGGCGTAGCCGCTCGGGTCGTCGGGTACTTCCGAGGGCTCGGTGAGCGGGTAGGCCGAGAGCACGATCGCGCCGGCGTAGTTCGCGGGCATGACGACGGGCGACGAGTAGAGGGCCGTGTCGAGCTCGGTCGCGGTGCGGATGAGTTCGGCGAGACGGTTCGCCTTGTGGATCGGCTGCTTCGTCGAGACGTTCCCCTGAGCGTCGACCGTGACCGCCCAGCAATCGACCTGCACGAGCGGGTGCCGCACGGGGATGTCGACGTCGGGAACGCCGGTCATTGGCGTCACCTGCACGAAGCCTTCGGCGGCCCACGCCTGCAGGTTGCGCGGGAGTCGTGTCGCGACCTGGCCGGACGCGATGCCGGGCACGCGCTGGCCGATCCATGCCGCCGCGACGAGCGCGTTCGTCGGATAGAAGGGGGGCGTTATGGGGCTCATCCTCGGCCCTTCGTTCGGCGGTTCCGCGACCGCTGCCGACGGGTCGAGAGGGTAACCACGCCGTGACGGGTGACGCCCTTCCCCTTGTAGTTGAGATCGCCCGCGCGGCTCTGCAGGAGCGCCGGCCGGGCAAAGGGCTGCGCGGCCTGCTTCGACGTGCCGCGCTCGACGAGGAGGCCGTACCCGACGTCGCCGCTGCCGAAGCCGACGGTCGTCACGACGGACGCGCCCTCGGTGACCGTCTCGCTCGAGATGGTGTCGTGCAGCGCCCACGTGCGCTTTGGCACGACGCGCTGCATTCGCGCGCCGACCGCCTGGCCGAGCTTCTCCATATGCGGGGCGATCTGCCGAGTGAGCTCGTCGGGTCGGAGCACCTTCGTGATGATGATCCGCACTCGCGTATCGCCTTGCATATTCGCCCCCTCTACGGGTGTCGTTGTGAGAAGCAGCCCTTTACGGGCCAGTGCGCTTCAGGCCCATCGTAACCGAGGATCGGCCCGAGAGGCCTCGCGGCGTGCGGGTGATCTCGCCGATCGAGTAGATCGTGCCGTCGCGTAGATCCTTGAGCCGGTCACCGGGCTGCGGGGTGACGCGGGCGGAGGTGCGGGCGACGAGCTTGCGCACGGTTCGCCAGACGTTCGAATCGGGGTCATACTCGCGGGCTTCCCGCTCGATGATCGAGACCGGGAAGTCGCCGAGGCCGGGCACGACCGCGGCCCCGTCGATCTCGTCGCCGAGGGCGTCGGTCGTCGTGCCGCGGATGAGCGCCCCGCGAGTCGTTGCGAGACTCATACCGGCGACCACGGGAGGCGATCGTCGAGCTCGTCGAGATCGGTGACGGGGATCTTCGGGTCGGTGCCGCCGCCCGGCCGAAGCGCGCGAATGCCGCGCCACGAGAGCCGGCGGATCGACTTGCGCGCGAGCGGCGCGAGAAGGTGCGAGTCGGGGTTGCGGAAGGATGCGCTCTCGCCGTCTTGCGACGCGCTCGTCACGTCGGCGCGAGAGAAGAGGTCGGGGTTGTCGACGACGAAGGCCGTCTGATAACACGTCGCGAGCTTAAGGAAGTAGCGGTCGCGGTCGGAGATGCCGGGTCGCTCGACTTCTTCAATGAGTCCGGTCACGGTCTCGAGCACGCCGACCGCAATCGTTCGCTGCTGCTCGGTCGCCGTGACGCCGGTCTTGCTCGTCACGTCGGCGATGGTCGCCCACTTCGTTACAGCCATGACCTCTACTCGCTTCCGGTGTGAAGAGGGGCGGCGGCCCCCCGAAAGAACCGCCGCCCCTCGCTGATAGCCGCTACTCGGCCGTCTCGTCGCCGCTCGCCTCGGGAGGCGGGGCGTAGTTGGTGGCGCCCTCGGCGTCGCCGTCAGGGGCGACTACACGCGGGCTCTGCGCGCCGTCCTCGGCGTCGTTCGCCGGGATGACGTCGACGACGTAGGTCAGCACCCACGACTCGCCGTCAGGGTGCCGCGCGGCGCTCTTGAAGCTGACCTCGCCCACGGGCCAGAGGCCGGCGTCAATCGCGTACTGGCGCGTTGCCGCCTTGTTCGGCTCGTGGTCGAAGCCGCGCCCCTCGGTGTAGGGGTTCGCGTCGTTGTGACCGCGGGGCGCGGGGCCGAGGACGAAGGCCTTCTCGTGGGTCGTGCTCGGCTTCTCCATGTCGGCGGAACGCGCCGCGACCTCGACGTCGTCGGGCACGTCGGAGTCGGAGACGTGCTCGCCCGGCTCGAGACTCTCGGTCGCGGCCGCGTGCTCGGTCGGGGTGACGAGCTCGGGCGACTCTGCACCCTGCTGCTCGGGCTCGGCCTTCGCGGTCTTCTTCTTTGGTGCCATGATCTCTCTCGCTCTCTGCGATCGGGCGGGAAGGGGCGGGCACCGGGGAGGATGCCCGCCCCGGCCTGCTACGCGGTGACGACCTCGAGCACGGCGAACGCCTTCACGTTGCCGAGCGCGAAGGCGCGGCGGGCGCGCACCTTGAGGATGGTCTCGTCGGTCAGCGCCGAGAGGCCGTCGCGGCCGTCGATCACGACCGACTCGACGCCGGAGCGCTTGCCGAGAAGGGCGTAATCGGGGTTACCGAACGCGATGAGCGGGTTGCCCGCGGTGCCCTTGACGCCCTGCCCGACGAGGGTCGCGGCCTGAGTCGCGCTCGCGGTGGCGGAGACGACGGCGCCGCCCGACCAATGGATCGGGTAGCCGAAGAGGGTATCGGGCGAGCCCTCGCGCGGCGACGGCTCGAAGATCGGTCGACCCTGCGAATCCTTGATCTTGCGGAGCACGCCCTTGAACACCGGGTGCGCGATGTACGCATTGCCCGGCGCGCCGTAGCCCGAGCCCTCGATCTTGCTCGCGAGATCCGACAAGTTGTCGTAGGTGACCGCCGCGATCGCGCTCAGGTAGTTCGCGTTCGCGGTGTAGCCGACCGCCGCGTCGGCGGTGGTCACCGCGCGATAGATCGACGTGAAGGGGATGGTCGAGCCGTTCGCGGCGGCGCTCGTGCCGATCGTCGCGTTGTCGAGAAGCACGCCGAAGTTGGAAGCCCACGAAAGCTTCTTCGCCTCGATGATGTTCGCGATCTGGTCGTCGATGTCCTCTTCCGCGATGCGGAGCGCGGTGCCGAACTTGATCGCGGTCAGGAGCACCTCGTCGTTGGCCGCGGTGTCTTCGCCGTAGGCGGAGCCCTTCGCGACGACGGCGACCGACATGTCGGCCATGCGAGGCTCGGTCTTGGTCGCGCCGCTCATGGGCACCGACCGGAAGATCGACTCGGCGACCGAGTTGTACTCGATCCGCTTGATGACGTCGGAGCCCTGCTCGTCGCGAAGCCACGCCTCCATCGTATTACGTGCCATGATTGGCATCCTCTCGTGA